TATTAGGATGCATAGTTAGTATTGGTTGACGCGGGCGGTCCACATGGAGGGTTGGCCCTGCTGAAAGTAATATTTGTCGCGCTGGGAGATGAGTTCGCTCTCCGCGAGCTGTTCCATGGCGAGTGCTTTGTCGGTCTGTCCGTCCTCTTGGAGCAAATCTGCACTCAGCATCAGACCGACTGCTTTTGCGATGACGGCGGGAACTGTTGCCGAGAGGTTGCTCGCGCTGTATTCGGTCGGGCGCACGCGGTAGTTGACCCAGACGCTAGTTGGCAGGTCGGTGTCTTCGGGGAAGCGAATGGCATCTCCGAGGAGCGTATAGCCAATGGCGCGGGGCGCGGCGTGGGTTGCAGGGTTGTCGCGCAGGACCGCAAACACTTCGCCCATCGGTGTGGGCGTTGGCGATCCTGTCTGCTCGTAGTCGATGTAATAGCCGTTCGTAGCATCGCCCTGCACGGTGCGGCTTTCGACGCGCATAAGCTCAGGCCAGTCCGCCCACTCCCAGCAGTCGGCGATGCGCTCGTTGGCGGCGGCGACCATCATGGTTCTTGCGCCGGATGGGATTGCGTCGATGGTGGACGCATCGTTGCCGACACGTTGCCATGCGCGGAGGAGAATAGATTGTAGAGTGACTGTGCGCATTAGCTGTTGAGTGCGTTCATGGCCGACTGCACGGCGGCTTCAAAGGTGACGCTGGGATTCGGCCAGTCGTTGCGCGGCGCCGGATTGGCGGCGAACATCGTGAGGATCTGCTGCAAGTAGGCTTCGACGGCGTCCAGCTCGGCGCAGGTTTTGCCTGCGGCGGTGAGGGACTGGCGCAGATACAAAAGTGTGGGCTGGCGGTCGCCTGCAAGGCCGACACTGCGGAGGTGTTCTTCGGCGGTGATCGGCTCGGCTTCCGGTGCGGGTGCGGGCGGAAGTGTGGCGAGGTCGATGTCGGCCAAGCGGACGGCGGATGTTCCGGCGGGCGGTTGCCACTTGGCGGTGTCGCCGTCCCAGAGGACGACGTTGACGAGGTGTCCGGCGGGTTGAGCGAGGATGGCGTATTGCTCGGTCATGGTTAGAAGTAAGTGGTTATGATGGCAACGCCTTGGGCGCCTGCACCGCCGCTGTTGTCGCCGCCCGCCGCATTAAGCGATCCAGATCCGCCGCCGCCGCCGCCGCCGTAGAGACCGCCATCGCCGCCTTTGTTGGCTGCGCCTGTGGAGGAGTTGGCGCTGCCGCCCGATCCGCCCAATCCGTAGTAGAAAAATCCTGTGCCTGCCGTGCCTGCGGCATTGGCAGTTGCAGAAATGCCAGTTCTTGAACCAGTTCCAGTAAGCCCAATGGCCGCGCTTGCACCGCCTGTTCCGTAAGCGCCAGCCGCACTTTTTCCTGCGCCGCCGCCGCCGCCGCTGGGCATGGACATTCTGTTCTCACCAGTGCCGCCGGTTGTTTCGGCGGACCCTGCGCCGCCGCCCGCGCTGCTATCCTGCGAGCCGCCGTAAAATGCTCCACGCCCATTGGTAGCAACACCGCGAGTTCCTGCGGTTGTGGTTGCTCCAGATCCAGCACTCCCGCCCCTTGCCTCTAAATAAGATCCAAAGCTGGTATTACTGCCGGTGGTTGCATTTGCTCCGTTGGTGTCTGACGCGGTTCTCGCTGAACCACCGCTGCCGCCCGCGCCGATTGTTACTGTTTCGGTTGAGCCAAGGAAATCGGCGTTGATCCAGCCTATGGAAACGCCCGCACCGCCGCCGCCGCCACCGCCAAAGGCCGCCGTGGAAGCGTCACTGCGGCGACCGCCGCCGCCACCACCGCCGCCGCCGATGAGGATGTAGTGGACCATCTTGGCTCCGGCGGGTTTTGTCCAAGTGTCGTTGGCGGTGTAGATGCGGGTCTCGGCGAGCTGGGATGTGAGGGCGATGGTGCCGGAGCTATTGGGGACGGTTAAGGTCCGCGTCTGGCCCGAGGAGATGCCGGAGAGTTGGAACTTTAGATTCTTGGTGGCGTCTCCGTCGTCGTAGATGAGAAATGCGCTGTCGCTCATCACGTCGAAGAAGGACGTGTCGGTGAGCTGGTAGTCGTTGTCGCGTGAGGCACCAACGATGGCTTTGCGCACATAGACGCCAGCTTGTTTGTAGGACGAGAATGGCCACGTTCCGGAATTCGACCGGACCAGCCAGCGGCTATCCAATGCGGCGGTGCCGTCGAGCGGGAGGTCCGCATAGGTTGCCACTTCGCCTGCGAAGAACGCAGAGCCGCCGCCGCCGCCGCCGGAGCCGGTGAAGTCGAAGTTTCCTGTCAGCGGATTGAAGCGAATAGCCATTAGCTGCGGGTCACTGTGGCGATCTTGGCGTCATCGCTGGACGGCGTGCCGCCAACATAGGTGAAGGTGAGCGTGGCGACAGTTTGGGCGCCTTCCTTGTAGACCACCGTTGAGAGATTGTTCGTCGTGGAGACGTAGTTCAGCTCGACGGCGTTATGCTGCGGAATGTTTAGACCGGCGATGTTTCTGACTGAGACGTTGGGGTGCATACGTTAGGCGGCGGGCTGTGCGGGCATGCCGAGTTGCTGGTCTTGCTGCATCTTTTGCAGCGCGGGCTGGGCGCCGGTGCGGCCGATTACGGCGTTTTGCTGCTGTTGGAGCTGGAATTGGAAGGCTTGTGCTCTCGCGTCGATCATGCTTCGGAAGATTTCGTCTTGGGCGTAGCGCTGCTGGACGGCGGGATTCGACTGAATGATTTGCTGCAAGGTTTGCAGTCTTACCTGCGCGTTTTGGCCGCCTTCTTTGAGCGGGGGTTCGGTGCCTGCGGCGATTTTGGCGAAGGCGGTTTGTTCGTCCTCCTGCTCGGCGGCGGTGGCGGCGCCGATGTCTTGGACCAAGATGTCGGCGAGGTTTTGGTCGAGGGCCGCCATCATGTAGCGGATCAAATTTGCTCGGTCCAAAACTCCGAAAGAATCCAGGGGCACTAGGGTGTTTGCAACGAACGTAAGTTTGGCCTCGAGGGCGGCTGCGTCGAGCGTGCGGGCATCGAAATCCGCTACCACGTCGAACTGTCCGCGGATGTCGGCGGCGCCTTCGGTCATGGCGACCGGGTTGCCGGTGATGCGGGCGACCTCTTCCGGCGTCATGTATTGCTGGGCGAGCTGCATGATCTGGGAGACGACCAGCTTCATGTCGAGGAGCCACGAATCGACCAGCTCCTGCATGTGGAGCATGGAGATGTTGGGGTTGACCGTGTCGGTCATGCGGCCGAAGTAGCGGTCCACATCGGCGCGGGTCGCCATCTCGACCTCAATGCTGCCCTGACCGAATGGCGGCGGGGCCATCCAAGAGATTTCACCTGGGCGGCGCTCGGGGATCTGCACACCGGGGCCGAGGACAAGGTCAAATTTTCCGCGCGCGGCCGGGGTTTTAAGCGGAGGAATGATGCTGAGACTTGTGGCGTCAACCCGCGCATCGCGCTGGATCTTGCACTCTTCCTGCGCGGTCTGGGTGATCTCGGGGATGCCGCGCGCCTCGAGCAGCGGGCGCGTGTTGCGCTCGCGGGGCAATTCAACGAAGGGATACAAGCCATGGTCATACGGCATCAGCTCATGGATGGCCGGCTTGTCGGTGATGTTGTAGCTGAGGACGGTGCGGGTGACCTTGGTGGCGTTGGTGCGCGGGTCGTGCTCCTTTTTGTAGACGTGCCAGACTTCGATGAGGTCGCGGAGCTGCTCGAAGAGGAAGTTGTCGGAGCGGTGGATGTTGAGGTGGATGCGCTTTAGCTCGCCCTTGTGCTTCACCGCGCGCTCGACCCATTCGCTGTCCCAGCCTTCCAGCGTGGCGCGCTCGCGGAGTTCAAATTCGCTGAGGAGTTCCCGGCGGGCGACAAAGGGGGCGCGCTGGATGGAGTCCGTTTGGATCGGGAAGATGATGTCCTCCCAAGGTTCCAAAGAACGCACGACTGGCTTGCTGCTGAAAATGTAGGGCTGCTCCCATTCGACTTCGCCTTTTTCGCGGAACTGGCGGACTTTGGCGGTGCTGCCCAGCTCGGGGATGATTTCGCCCATCAACTGCGCGGCGAGTTCTTCCTGCTCTGGGTCGAGGATGACCTCGAGGAGGGCTTGCAGGTTGGGGTCTTGGCTTTCCTGCAGCATCATCATGGCCTCTTCCATGGTGAACGTCTTGATCTCGACGCGGGTCTGCTGCTCCCAATCGACGGCCATGATGGCGAGGCCGTAGGTCTCGCGGGTCTCGGCGGCGAGGCGGACTTCGCGCCGAAGGTCATCAAGGCAATGGCCCATGAGCCACTTGAGGACGGTGTCGATGGCGTTCTTTTTGGCCACGTCCATGGACTCGACGGGCTGCGCCTGGATGCGGGCCTTGAAGAAAGCGTTGACCAAGGCGATGACACGCTCGCGGATCAGCGATTCGGAAAGAAAAACCCGGGTGTCAGCCGCATTCTCGAAGGGGAAGATTTTCTTCCCGTAGGCGCTCTGGTGCTTGCGGCCGTCGTCCGTCTGCCCGGGCCAGATGCAGTAGCGGGTGTTGAAGTTTTTGACCTTGCGCTGTTGATACTGACTGCCGTCAGCGTCGGCCTGGTCGATGTCGCCGATGATCTTGGTGAGGTCTTCTCGTTTAAGAGTCATGGGACGAGGATGGAGGGATTGCGTGGAGTGTAGTTGACCGCGCACTGCGGGTTTTTCTTGAGGAACCAAGAGCGGAACGATTTGTCGCCCCAGCAGTCGCGGCCAAGGTGTTGTTGCCACGCGAAATAAGCATCGGCCGGCACGTCCATGACATGCTGGCCGAGACCATCGACGGGGCAGTGCTCGATCTGGTCGTTGAGCTGCTTGGCGCGGGTGGATTGGATGCCGGCCATGACTTGCTGGGCGTGCCAGCCGGTCTTTAGCTCATCCCGGACGAGTTGCGCTAACTCGCCATCCATGTCGGCGACCAGATCGCCGAAGATTTCTGATGACATCCTAACTACGACGGCTCCCGAAGGAGCCGCCGTGTGTTAAGACGCTTAGAGGTCGCTCAGTTTGGCGACGCCGAGGTAAACGTGAAGTTCACCGGTGTCGATGTCGCTGAGGCTTTTGGCCGTCATCGATTCAACCAAGAGTTCGACTGCGTTGGCCGCCGTGTAAACGAACGGAACGGAGGCGGGAGCGGCGGCGGCGAAGAGGACTTCGGTGCCGTTCTCGTTGACCTGCGTGGCGGCGACGTATTCGTCGTCGTCGGAGCTGTCACCGAGCTGAACCTTGGTGTCGTTGAGGGCGCTGTCGCTGGCATCCTTGAAGGGCGTGACCAGTTTCCAAGCGGCCGTGGTGACCACGTCGCCGGCGGCCAAGGCCAGAAGCGAGAGCGTCTGGTCGGTGTCGGCGGTGGACTCGGTGAGGTCGCTGTGCGTGACAACAGCCTTGTGCGTGAAGCCGGTTGCGGCTTTGGTCTCTGCGGGAAGTTCAAACACTTTCATCTGATTAGTTTTTTCTAGTTAGTTGTTAAGAGTTTGACTTAGGCAGTCGCGTTGAACTTCGCCATGGCCTTGGGCGACATGACGGCGAGGGAGACGATGGCGTCCACCAAGCCGCGAGGTCCACCACCTTGGTCTTCCAGCTCTTGGAAGCGCGGGCGGCGTCCGTAGCGGAGCATGAGGTGGTCGGGCGACATGACGTAGCCGCGGGCGTATTTCTCAGCGTCAGTCGAAGCGTTGGCAGCCAAAAATAGGCTCGTCACGATTTCGACAGTCGAAAAATCGCCTTCGTAGAAGGAGATGTTCGACACCAGTTTGTCGGAGCCAGCGGCTTGCGCGGTCTGACGGAGGTTGAACACGTTCGAGGTGCTGTTCACCGTGAAGCGCGTGAAGTTGGTGATGGCCTTCTTGAGACTCGGGCCAGCAACCAAGATCAGGCGATCCTGCGAACCAGTCTGCTCGTAGATCGACTGCAAGACGTTCTGCAGGTTGGTCTCGGTGAGCGAGGCGGTCGCAGTGTTGCTGAGCGACGCGGACGGCGTGGCCTGCGAGGCCGGGACGGGCAAGTCGCCTGTGCCGGTGTAGGCTGCGATCCAGGAGCCGAGGCCGCGCGTTTTATAGGCAACGGAGCCGGAGCCTTCGACGGAGTTGTTGTCGGAGCTGATGGTCGCCTCGATGTCGCGCTTCAGCTCAGTAAGAGCCTTGGCGGTCGCGCGGGCGAATTCCTTTTTGCGGCCGATCGCGGCGACATCGGCGAGGTTCGCCTGGAAGTCGCTGACGCGGACGGTGCGGCGCATCTTCTGGGCGCGGGCGCTCAAGAGGACGCGGTTGGCGGTGGCATCCGAGAACTCGGACACGTCGGCGGAATCGACAACGCCGTCCGTGGAGGGCGAGTTGTAGGAATCGGCGAGGTAGGAGTAGACGGAGGGATTGGTGATGTCGGCGCCAGTTTTGGCGACCGAGCTGGAGATGGGGGTGTTCTTCGCATCAACAACGGTCAACACGTCGAGGAGATCCTCGCGGTTGCCAACTGCTGGGAAGAGAGTTCCTGCGGGAGCTGACATGATATTTAGAGTTTTCTAAGGTTTGTTGGGTTTATCCGAACAGCGCTTCGCTCATAAAATCGGCAACGTCATCAAGACGACCCGAGGCGAGCATTCTGTCGCGCGTCACTTTGGACGCGCCTTTGGTCGAAGTTTTCGGCGCGCTGATCGGTTTGACAGGTGTGGGCGTTTTCGCTGTTGCTTTCGCGGACGAGACTTTGCCGGCGGCCTTGCTCTTGGCTTGGTCGGCGGCTTGTTTGGCCATGAGGGTCTGCTCTCCGTAGAGGGCCAGACCGACCCAGTATTCGGCTTGCGGGAGCTTCAGAAGCTCTGGCGCCTGCTTGACTGTGGCTTGGAACGCCGTGTGCATCGGCGTGCCTTTTTTGAAGATATCGGGGAACAACGACTTCGCTGCCTCGACGGCCGGTTGACGCTGGGCGAGCCATTGCTGGCGTGCCGGGGCGTGGATGGTTAGAACATCGTCGGCTTTGAGGAGGTAGTCTTTGACTTGGTCGCTATCAACGTAGACCTCGCTGCCGTCCGGTCGTTTGACCGTGGCGCCGTCGCTGTTCTTCAGTGCCCAGCGGCGGACTTCTTGCGCAGACTTGATTTTGGCGTCCAGCGCTTCGGAGGTGTCCACGTCGGCCAGCGGGTTCTCCGCGGTCGGCTGCAGCACGGGGCGTGCGGCTTCGTTGACCTGGGCTTCCAGCTCAGCGAGGCGCTTTTGGGCTTCCTCGTATTGGCTTTTGACGGTGGCGGCTTCTTCGGCGGCGGCTTTCTTTTGAGCCGTCAGCTTGTCGATGCGCTTCTGGACCTTGTCCTGCGTGGGCGCTTCGTCTTCGCCGGCCTCGTCTTCGTCCTCGGAGCTTTCGCTCGTCGTTTCCTCGTTATCTTCGGAGGTTTCCTCGGATTGCTCCGCGGATTCCTCAGTTGTCTCGTCTTGTGAAAGATCGCCGGATTCCTCCGGTTTCACCTCTTCCTCAACGCGCTCGGCCGGTGGCCGCAGCTCATCGAGAGCGAGTGAAATGATATCGTCCTTACCTGCAGCCGGAGCTGCTTTCCCTTCGTCCATGGAATAACCTCCAAGTAGTGCCAGAGCGGGCGGCGCTCAGTCCGATCAAACCGATGTGCCATGAGGGCACGACTCCACTTTGATACTAATAAGTATAGCGGCTGCTGTACAAAAGTCCAGCAATATTTTCAAGTGGCGAGTGACGTGTGACGAGTGACGAGAGCCGGATGGATAGAAACGTCCACGCTTCTGCACAAGTGATGACAGTTTGTGTCACAAAATGTGCGGTGATTTTGTAACTATTACCGAGCGGGTATAAATGCCCGGAAAACGGCCGGATTATACCCAAATGGGTGCGAGCGGGAACATCACTCCACAGTCACCGACTCCGCGCGGCGTTGCTCAAGGGTGTCCCACAATTCGTTGAGCGCGGAGAGCTGGCCGGCGGCATGGGCGAGATATCCCGGTTCCTTGGCGGTGGCCATGGTGCTTACGAGCAGCGAGGTGTCGGCAATGCGGTCTTGGATCTCGGTCATCACGGCGATGAAGGCCGGCGGGGCTTGCTCGCGGGAGAAGGCGAGGGCACCCTTGGGTTCGTAGTTGTCGTTGGGCCGGTAAAGATCGGCCGGGATGGCTTTGGTTTTCACGAATAGCATAATTTTTACGTTGTTTGTGTTTGGGGTTTGCGAATGGCGAATGCGGTCGATTGACTTGCTTAACTCGTCATTTGTGATGATTTACGCATGTGAATATTGGGGTTAATTCGTCATTTTTGGCGAATTAGCGGCGATGCACCATGCGCTCGAGCTGCCAGATGGCAGCAATGACGTGCGGCCCGCATTCAGTGCAGATCATGCCGAGCTGGAAGTCCTCGCCGTGGATTTCGCCGATACGAAGCGGCTTGGAACACACTCCGCAGCGCGGCGGCTCTTTGCTGCGTCCGCGCCATGGGCGCACACGCGGAGGCGGCGGGACGATGCCGGATGGAGCCATCAGTAGCTGCCTCCCTCGGTGCAGCGCAGGATGTCGCCCTCGACGTTGATGGCGTCCGAAAGGCAAACGTATCTCAGGAGGTCAATAAAGTCCTTGGTCGCACCCTTTTTGCCGTCTGCCGCAGTGTAGGTCTGCAGCGCGTAGATGACATTTTTGCAGTTCTCGCTGATATACAGCTTCGGCTGGTTGCGAGCATCGACCGGCTTCTCGGGGTTGTATGACAACGCATCGTTGATCATCGACACGCCCTCATCGATGCTGTCGCCCGGGGTTGCCGTGAAGTTCATGTCCAAGTCGGCCATCTCGTCAATGAGGGTGGTCGGCGATTCCTTGCCGAGCGTGCGCGCGTGGCCGTAGCGGCTGTCCATCCAGCGTTCAAAGATTTCCTCGCCGTTCTCAACGCGCAGGATCTCGTCGCGGTAACGCTCAAGGCCGAAGCCGAAGTCTTGCTGCGCGGGTCCGGGCTTGCCGTCGAGCTTCTTGCCGTCTGGCAGCGCCCACTCGCCGGCATAGCCCACGCCTTCGATGTATGACGTTTGGTCGGGCCACTCGCGGTAGACGACAATGCGGCCGGACGTGTCGTGGACCGTCCAGATCATCGCCCAGTTTTTGCCAGACGCCGGATCGACCCAGTAGTAGCGGGTGCCTTGCGGGACATCGCTGTGGCGGATGACGTGGACCTTGGGATTGAAGAGCGGGAACCGGCCGCTGATGGCTTTGGTTGGAACGCCATACGCACGGCAGAGGATTTTTTCCTTCGTCTCGCTCTTTAGCTCTTTGCGCATGCGGTCCCAGCCGGCCCAAGGATTGCTCTGCGTGTGGAAGTATAGAATCGGGCGCCCCTTCGGATTGATCTGCTCAATGGGCACTTTGTCGTAGCCGGAGATCTCGCCTTTGTCGTTTTTGAGCGGGAGCAGCTCGGCGTCGGTATCGGTGATGGTCTTGGCGCCGGACAAGTAGTCGGCAACGGTCGGCGACCAGCCTTCGACCGGCGTGAACGTCACGGCCAGCTTGCCGTTGCGGTCTACGAGGCGGAAACGGAGGGTTTCAAGGACATCGAGCGGGACTAATTCGTCGCACCAAGCAAAATCAATTTCGCCACCTTCCAGCGTGGACGGATCTTGCGCGTAATTTCGGAAGATGCAGATACTGCCTTGCGGCGTCACAAACTTGCTCTCTGTAAAACCTCCCTTAACGCTGAACGTCACGTTCGTGACGCTTGATTTCCGCGCATTACGCCATTCCGGCGGCATGTATTTCCAGACGCGGGGCTGCATTAGCTCAATGCTGTTCGGAGCGGTGGTCTGAAAACACCACACGACCGCACCTGGTTTGCTGTAGAGCGTCTTGATGACCTCCTTCGCCGCCCACTCGGTCTTTCCCGAGCGGTTGCCGCCAAGCACCAAGATCTCGCGGTGCTTTTCCAGCAATTCGGACGCGCGCTTCCACACCGGCGGGATGTAGCCATAGCGGAACGGGTCTGATGCCTCGCGGGCGATCAGTTCTTCGCGTGTTTTAAGATATTTCCAGCCCTCGTCTGGCCCCAGCTTCTCAAGCAGGTCGAGATCGACCTGCATAACGGGGTGCGGCGACGGCTTAAACCGTGTCTGATGTTCGTTCACTCACTCCTCTGCGCCGACTCCGCGGCGCTCCTCTCCTAAAATGTAATCGGGCGCCGGCCGGTGCGTCTGCGCGGACGCCAGCTCTCCCCAGAGCCGTTGGTTAAACCGGCGCGGCGCCCAAATTTTTGATGTCCATCGTGGGATTCTCCAACACGACGAACTGATCGCTGCGCATGTAGCGCGTCTCGCCGGTGTCCTCGAGGATCACGGCGTAGATGTTGTTGAAATAGGCTCCCTGAGACTCGACATACCACACCGAGCCGAGACCGAGCGGGGTCTTGACGGGAACGGGGCGGGCGAATTCGTGGATCATGCAAAGAATGTGCAGGCGCCCCAGTCGTCTTGCTCGCTGGAGCTGGGCATCCCGGAGATGGTCCGCGCGGCCACACCACATGAACCGCGGCAAGAACCCGCTTGAGCCTGCAACTTAAAAGTCATTTGGATTGTTTACGCTTGCGCATCTCGGCGCAGAGGGCGTCGGCCTTTTTCCTCGCCTCTCGCGCGACCAGCTTCTCGCGCTTGCTGCGGAGGAGGGTGATGGCTTTGTCGATTTCGGCGATCTCGTCTGTCATAATGCTGAATTTACTCATAAATTGTGATGCGCCAGAGACCGATCTGGGCGACTGCGTAGCCAAACCAGACGAGTCCGTGCCAGAACTTGTGCTGGATGAGGCCGAGATCGATGGCCACGGCGAAGTAGATGAGGCCAACGAGGGCGATGAGCACAGCGGAGGTCATCGGCGCGCTTTGGCGGTCTTGGCGGATGCGCGGAAGGCTTTGGCGGTGGGCGCTCCGGCAGAACCGGGTTTGCGCATGCGTTCACCGCTGCCGGCGGCGATGCGGGCCTTCTTGGCGTGTATGTTGGCGTATAGTCCTGCGGGTTTTTTCATGGCTTGTTCTTTTTGATGGCTTCTCGGAAAAGGTATTGGATCAAGTAAGCGCCGGTTTCCTCGTCGCTGCTGGTGATGTGCTTTAAGAAATCCTGCACAACGTGATACAGCTCATGGACGAGCGAGCCGGTGTCTGCGGCGTCTTCGATCCAAACGACCGCTTGGCTGCCGAGGCACATGGCCCAGGCGGCGTCTGAGTCGTCGGGCTGGTTGTCTGGGTCTTTGGGGTCGAGCTGGAGGATGTTCGCACACCGCCGGATCGCCGATAATTGCGGGGTTCCGCAATAGAACTCCACGACCAGACCAAAGGTCTGCTCTCGGACGACGAACCGGCGGGTGCGCTTCATTTAGGCGGCTTTCTTGAGACGCAGGTTCGCGTAGTGGAGCGCGAGGCGGGCTTTGAAGTTTTCCCACAGCGGTTCTGCGGAGAAGATCCAGGACACCTCGAAGTCGTCCGGCGACTCTTTGCCGATGCGCACGATCCCGCGGCGCTGGACCTTCATGTCCGGGCGGTTCTCGTTCCAGAGTTGCTCATAGCCGGCCAACTGGATCTTGTGCGCTGGGACGATGGCCTTAGATGTCTTCCAATCCAACAAGACGATCTTGCCATCGCGGTCGCGCGCGGGGGCGTCGATGGTGCCGCCGAAGAGGAACTCTTCGGAGACTAGCTGCACCTCCGGCTCGATGACGGTGAAACCTTCGCTGTCCCACCAGCGGCGGAAGTTGTTGTAGGCGATGGTCGCCTTCTCAACGTCTGCCGGGGAGAACTCGGAGAGGTCGGGTTCGTGGTTGTGCAGGAAGCACTCGATCATAAAATGCGCCACGGTGCCGATGTCGGCGGCCTTGTCGCGGACCTTGCGATAATCCTGACCGTCCATACCCAATTTCCACGCCCAGTGGATGAGGCCGCTGCTGTCCTCGCCGATCTTGGCGATGGTGCTGGCGCCGGGAACGTCGGTGCCGTCTTTCAACGGATACTTCTGGTGGGCGCGCGTCTTCTCGAGGCGTACGATTTTGCGTCCGTCCTCGGTGAAGCGATCTGGCTCGGCGGGCTTGGCGGCCTTGGCCGAAGGGGAGCGGCGTTTTGCCGCCCCCCTTTTGACTGTGGTGTTTTTGGCTGGCATGAGGGTTACCAGGTGACTTCTTTGTTGTCGGTTCCGGTTTTCAGCGTTTTGGAATCGGAGACATCTTCAAAGTCGATGTCTGCGGAAGATCCGCCGCCAAATGTGACGAGGTCTTTGACTTGCACCTTGATCGGCTGAAGCTGAACGCCGAAGCCAGCCGACGCATTGTAGTAATGCGGGCGGAACATGATGCGGATGATGCTGTCTTTTCCGATGTTGGCGGTGATCGGCTTTTTGTCCATGTCCGTCAGCTCGGGCTGGCGACTGGTGCCATCTGGCCAAGCGTCGGCGACCTTGAAGTTGAACTTGGTGACGCCGTCGTTCTCGAGCCACGGGAAGGCGGCCTTCTGCGCTTTCTTGCCGACCTCCTCGCACCATGCCTTGTATTCGGATGCGTACGATTTTTCGATTGCCGCGATGACACCTTCGGCGTCGTTGTTGGTGACGTACAGCTCGGCGCGATACGCCGCCCTCTTGTCGCCCTCAAACATCTTGGGAGCGTTGACGTAGACCCATCCAGCTTTGCCAAACGGAGTAGCGAGCGTGACGGTCTTGTATTTCGGTTGCTTTATTTTCATGTGGTTATTTGGGTTTTTGTGTTGGGACTAGAAAATCGGAGCGGCGAAGGATGGTGAGAAAGTCCTGCGCGCGCAGCGTGATGAACCACTCCTCGCCGTTGCGCTTGTGGGCGACGACTGGGAAGAGCTTGGCCTTGGCATCGCGGATGGCTTGGGCCATCCAATCGCGGATCTTCACGACTTGGCAGAATTTCACCTCAAAGTGGAAATCTGGAAGGCAAGGGCAGACAACATCGGGCGAGTCGCCGAGGCCGCTGAACTGCTGGCCGCGGCGGATACCGGAGTCGCCGAAGGCTTCGCGCAGCTCGTCGCGCCACATGCGCTCTCCGCGGGCGCCCTTTGCTCTGCTATTCATTGATGGCCTCCATGAGTTTCGGCGAGACAGGGAATAGGTCGCTGGCCTTTTCCTGTCCCCACGGCACGTCCGGCTCGTCTGTGAATCGGTCGCTGACGCTGTCAAATCGGGTATACGGAGGATGCCACATAAGCGGGATGACTCCGGTGCGGCCAGCGCGGTGCTTGGCTACGGTCCACTCGGCTTCGTGGCTGTCCTGCGGGTTGCTTTCGGTCTCGTAGTAGCTCTTGCGGTAGAGCAGGGTGACGATGTCGGCGTCCGCCTCAATCTGGCCAGAGTCGCGAAGGTCGGCCATCTTGGGGCGGTTGTCGCCGCGCTCTTCGGCTTTGCGGTTCAACTGCGCGGCGGCGAGCACCGGAACCTTCAGCTCCATAGCCATGCTTTTTAACCCGCGGGAGACGAAGCCGACCTCATTCTCGCGTGACTGCGCGTTCTTTGCGGAGAGGAGCTGCAGGTAGTCAACGAGGACGACTTTCACGCCGTGCTTTTTGACAGCGCGGCGCGCACGCGCGCGGACATCCATGATGCTGAGACCGCCCTGGTCATCGATGAAGAGCGGCTGGCCGGCGAGACGCATGTGCTCATGCTCAAGGCGGCGCATCTCGTCGTGCTCAATGTCGCCGAGCTTGAGGCGGGTGCTGTCGAAGGATGCCCGCGCGCAGATGATGCGCTGGATCAGCTCTAGCTTCAGCATTTCAAGGCTGAAGAGCAGCACCGGAATGCCGCGGGCAACAAGTCGGTCAGCGATGTTGACGAGCAAGGCGCTCTTGCCCATGGCGGGACGAGCGGCGACCAAAACGAATTGGCCTTCGCGCAGGCCGCCGGTCCAGAGGTCGAAGGTCTTGTAGCCGGTGACGATGCCGCGGGGCTTGCCGCGCTCGGCCACGCTGCGGTGCAACTCGGCGAGGGCGCCGTGCATCATCGCGCTGGCGGGCTGGATGGTGTCGGACTTGCCGGCGAGGTCGATGTCGAGGACCGCAGTGCCGGCGGTGGCGAGCGCCTCGTCCGCATCCTGGGTCGTGTCCATGGCGGCAGCCTTCATTCGGTCGGCTGCGGTGATGATCTTCCGGCGGGCCGCGTAGTCGCGCAGGATGCCAAGCTGGTAGTCGATGTTGCGGGTCAGCGCTTGACCGATCATCTCGGTCACAGCGCCGGGTCCGCCGACCTTGACCAGCTCCTTGCGCGCTTCAAGCAGACGGGTGACCTGGATGAGGTCCGGCGTGCCGCCGTCCACAACGATCTCGCTGATGGCGCTGAAGACGGTCTTATGGTCGGGGCGGAAAAAGTATTCGTCGGTCAGCTCGGGAAGTTCGGCGAGGAGGTCGCCGTGGTTCATCAAGGCGCCGAGGACGTAGGCTTCGGTCTTGGGGTCGTGTGGCGTGATCATGTCAGGCGGTTCCTCCGCCGTCATTGCCCTCGATGATCACTATGACAATGATCGTTGCCAGAATGACGAACAGGTAAGTGAGCAGTAGCGCGTTCATTTTCCGCTTTCCTCCGGGCGAGACGCGCGCGACGGCGCTCCCAGCGGTCGCAGGCTGCGTCTACGAGGCGAAATGTTTCTTCGAGCCATGGTGTGATGTGGTGTTCGGGTGGTGGCGGTGGTTGATGTTCAGTGGCCATGACGTTTTACGGCTTTCTGTCGTGGCGTGATCTGTAGGCATATGTTGGCAAATGTTGGCATGGGAATCAAGGGTTTTTTGGGAGGATGGGCCATTTTTTTAGGTGGGCGAAATCGCGCGGCTCGCTGACGGAAGTGAGATTGCCGCAGACGCCGCAGGTGTCCTCATGCCAGGTCGAAACGTGGCCTTTGGGCATGCCGCGGCCGTGGGCCTCTCCGCAGGGGCGGCAGATCCACGCAGGGTAGGGCGGCGAGAAGATGTCCTCGTAGTTGCGCCGGTAGCGGTTACCGTTGACCGGCCGCGGGGTATCGCCTTTGCCGGCGCTCATAGCTCGTAGCCGTCTTGACCAAGAGCAACTAAGCGCTCGCTGGCAGTTTTATTGTCCGCTGGAGTGCAGCGCTCTAGCACCGACTTGAGACGATTGACTTGCCGGATCAGCTCACGGTTCTCGTCTTCGAGCCGGAGCTTCTCCGCAAGGTGCCAGTTGCTTTCGGCCATGCGGCCAAAGTCAGGACCGAAGCCGACTTCGCCGACAACCAGGTCTGGGCACATCATCGTGCTCACGCCGCGGCCCTCCGTTGCTGCCCAATGGCCATGCGACCGAAGAGCCATTCCGAGCGGCGGAACCCGGGGTTGTACAGTCCGCGCTTGGCAAGGAATCTGTCGCACGCCTTCTGCATGAGCATGTGGTTGATCTGCGGCAGTCCTGGCACGCCGCGCTCCACCTCGGTGACGAGGCCGTTTTTGAACTTCATTTGCGGGCCTCCTCAAGTTCGATGGCGAGCTGGCGGACGAGGGCGCGGAGAGCCATGATGGTGGCTATCGACTCGTCGGCGATCTGCTCGAGGTATTCGACGTTGACGTTGAGGGTGGTTTTCGGCGCTTTGCGGGCGCTCGCTTTTTTCTTGGTGCTTTTGGCGGGTTTCATAAAGACGTGGACATTTGTACAGTGGGGGGTCGGACATTGGCTGTCGCATGCCCAGAATTTGTTAGCGATTCCGCGACATCGTTGAGCAAGTCCCAGTTGCCGGGTTTCCGGTGCTTATTTGGGTCGTAGCGGACGCTGACGCGGTTGCTGATGTCGTCGAAGGTCCAGAAGACAAATTGATTGAGGTCGGGCAGGTAGGCGGCTAGCACATCGAAGTCGTGGATCTCGTAGGGACGGGCTTTCAGTCCGCCGGTGGCGCGCTTGACGGAGACGTGGTAGGCGCCGCGGTCGAGGGTGGCGGTCTTGACCTGGACGGCGATCGGGCGGACGCCGGCGCGGGTCAACATCACGTCGGTGGTCTGGGCGTGGCCGAACGGCGTGAAGATCTCCCAGTCGTGGACTTGGGCGCCGACAATGAAGAGGGACTCGGAGATCTCGCCTTTGCGGCAGGCTGATAGGACGGCGCCGCCGGTGATGGGGGCGTGGATGCCGTTTTCGAGGGCGAAGAGGGTGCTCACGCCTTGATCCCTCCCACGCGCGCCTCAATGCGCGCATAGTAGTCATCGGCGGCCGACCGGCGGACCACCTGCGGGGTCGGCTCGGTGAGCGGCGCCTCGACCTTGGACAGCCAATTGATGAACCGGCGGCGGCTGACCGCGCCGACACCCTTGTTGCGGCACCACGTCCGGCAGCGGCCGTATTCCTCGGCGATCTTGGCGTGGGCGAACTCGGGAAGCTCGGAAAGGTGACGAAACCAAGACTGGTCGTCCAAGTCGGGGCGCAGGGTAGGGTGCGGCGCTTTGGGGCGAGATTTCCGTTTTTTGGGGGCGGAATTAAGGGGAGCGGAAGATGAAGGGAGCGAAGGCTGCGAAGCAGCCGGAGCGACCGCACTGTCAGCGTTTTTTATGTTATCTATAGTTGGGGTGCAGGGATTGCACCACTTAGGTGCAGCATTTGCACCACTTGGGTGCATTTCCTGCACCCATCTCTCGGACTTAGGTGCAGCATCTGCACCCATCTCAGCGACACCGGGAATTGTCCAAATGCTGGCCTGCAACCCGCTGCCAGCAACCTTTCGGCTGCCGCGCTCCACCAAGACTAGCTGGCCGGCTTTTTGCAGACGCTTGAGGCAGTCAGCGACCGTCCTCCGAGCCAGCCGTGTCTTCTCGCACAGCTTGCCCCAAGAACCGAAGCAGTTGCCCATTTCATCGGCGAAGTCTGCCAAAGCCAAAAGGACAAGCCGGTCGGCTCCTTCCGCGGGCGACTTCGTCCAGACGTAGTTGGTGGCGGCTACGCTCATTTCCGGCGGATCAGTCGGCTCTTCTTGCACTCGTCGCTGCTCTCAAAGATCAGCCGACCCTCCACGTCCGCCATCCCTGACCAGCGCGCCTTGATGCGGTCGTAGGGCGGATTGACCGGCTGCCAGCTCGCGGCGTCCTTCACATAGCACACCACTGGCTCTGACCAGTCGGGCACCTCAACGAAGAGCATGCGCGGGTGACGGGCGCGCTGATGGCGGCAGATCACCGCGGTGACCACATCGCCCGCGCTGTAGCCGATCTGGGCGGCAGTCTCGACGGCCAGCTCTTTGGGAGTCTTGGGGGTGGCTTTGAGGATGGCCTCCGGTTTGGGCGCCGGGGTAGGTGAGGCGGCTGGCTTCGGAGCTTCCGCTGGCTGCTCCTTGGCGGGTTGGCTGATTGGTTGACTGATGGTTGACTTGGCGCGCTGTAGGATGTCTTTGATCATAAGTTGTTTTTATAAAAAATTTCGGGAGGTCCAAGCGGTCGGGGGTATTAGAGAAAATGATAACGACAGACCCCCGCCACCCCCACATAACCACATACAATAACTCTCATGTGCAGCAGCTCTACTCTGTTGTCGCATTAACGACTTGGTCAGTTTGCGGCTCATCTCTCGAGTTCCTCTGTAGATCCAGTCTCAATCTCAATAGCGGCAGCCGGCAGAGCAGCGGCCTTTTGCGCCTCGCGTCCTTCTGAGCCGACCGATAAATCCACCCGTTCCGCCGTCACATCGATCACCTGCTCGCTCCTCAGCCCACGCACGAAGCTATTCCAAGAGTCAGCCGCCGGAGCCATCACATGCTCCACACGCTGCGTTGCTCCACCAGCCAGCAGTTCAGATTTCTCTGTTGCAACCGCAGACATGATAGTGAGTTCGTGACTCTTCATATCCGGTATCCTCTCAAAGAGTTCTGCGGTCCCAACTGCGGCCAAAGTCTTCCAGTTCTTCGACGTGATTTCCCGCGCGCGTTCCAACAGCTCCGGCCTGTTGCGTATCAACGCCATGATCGTGTGGTACGACGTGTTGAACGCGCGGCACATCTCACGGATCGACATGCCAGCCATGTGCGCTGCGGCGATCTTCTCAGCCTTCGCTTCGGGCACCTCGAGGCCGGTTGAGCGGCCCACATGCACCGGAGCAATCTCTGGCTCCGGCTTGGCCTTCTTTGGCTTCGGCTTGGATTGTGTTTTAGGTCTCGCCATAAATCATTCCTCCGCATCTCCACGCAGCGCAGCCGGCCGCACCCAATTCGGGTCATTCTCGCCACCTTCACGCCCGCTCAAACAAAGCGGCTCCTGCGCGATTTTAACGCCCTTGCTATGGGCTGAGATCTCGTTAAGCACGCGGGTCAGACTCCGCACTACGCTTCTGGCCTTGGTCGCCGTGCAATCCATGGCCCAAGCAGTCAAATGTCCGCCTTGCCAAGACCGGAGATAAGGCCGAGCGCCCTTGATCGTGCGCAGCAGTGCGGACAGCTTCGGCTCCCGGCTTTGGAAGAACCACCGCTTGCCGCCGGTGTTCCAATAGCACAGCGCCGCGGGATAGCGCGGGAGGCCGGTCTTGGGATTGATGGTGTTAACCGTCATTCAAATCCCTCTCGCAAATACTGAGGCCACTTGTGCTCCGGCATCGCAGCTCGCTTGGCCTTAAACCGCTGCTCTATGTAATCAGCGAGCTGCCCTGGGTATCCTTGGCGCTCACCGAATGCGCAGAACCCGGCACCATTGCGGCGCCTCCAAAGCCACCCAAGCGTCTGGTCTGGCACGTCTCGCAAACGCTTTCCCTTGTGCCTCGAGATTAGCATCACGTCATCGTCTGTAAGCGCCGCACTCATCACTCAAACCACCCCTTCGATGTCGCGTGCCAACCGCCGCAGAACTGGCACCGATACACTCGGCGCGCGTGCGGGCATCTTTCAGCCGACAGTCGGCACTGGTAACGCACCTTCCCATCGCACCCGCGGACAAACATCCGCACGACCGGCGAGGTCCGCCGCATGACCGTGTTGGCGGTCATCTGGTAGGCAAGGTCGGCGACACTCATGGCCGGCGCTTCCTCCAGATCGCATTCGCCACCGCCAACATCGCAGCCGCCGGCAAACACGGCCGGTCGCCGTGATACACCTTGGCGCCGGTCTTCTCGTTGTCCCGGGCGGCCAGCCATTGGGTTACGAGGTCGATGTCGTGGGTGGTCATGGTGCTTCCTCCATCAGCTCGCCAACGAGAACTCGGAAAGCTCGCTCTGCGGTGGCAGGCACAACTCCATTGCCGAGAAGCCGGAGGGAATCTGTGCGGTTTGTGCTCGTAACCATCCACTGACGAATCTCGGCCAGTTCTTGATCACTGAGACCGGACACATTGGGTCCACCCAACCCATCGGCACTCCCATCAAGCAGCAAACCCAATTCTGGTTTAATTTCCCCGCCTGCGTTCTCTCCACCATCGGCGTCAGCTCCTTGTATTGCCGATCCTCGTTGCCGCGGCCGGACTTGTGGTCGCGTGCTGTTGGTGTGCCCCAGCAAGCCTGCTCGTTCAGATTCTTTACGCCATGGCCCTTGGCCCTCATCGCCGCAATCTGCTCCGGTGTCTTCGGGCCTTGGGCGTCGTGGGCTTGTGGCGTTGCCCATTGCCTCGCCGTCGCTTCCAAGGACTTTGCTGATTGGTGATTCGGATTGCTGGAGACTCCTCTGGCGCCATGCGGTCCCGTTTGCGTGTCGGGCGTCGGCCACAACCCTTGGCGGCTCCCAAGCGAACTGCTGCTCGCCGGGGCGACTTGGCCAGACTCCATGAGGCGCGACAGCGTGACCTTGCCCTCGGCAATCCTGCGCTGCGCTGCTTCCGGCGTTGAGGCCAGATGACTGTCGCCTTGGATCGGCGTTGGCCAATTCGCCGCATCCTTCACCACCGCAGTCGTCAGCGATTCCTGCGAACCCTTCATGCCCCGCGAGCGATCTTGAAAGCCCTGACGCACTTCGCTGGCGCAGACTGTCGGCCAGTTGTGAATCTGGTTGCGCAGACGAGCTTGCGTTGTCTTGTGCTTGTCCTCGTATTCCTTCCAGCCCTCGGCTGATCCAACTCGGCATGCATCCTCCGTTGAGATCGTAAGCCAAGATGAAGATCCTTTTCCGCTGGTGCGGCGCGCCGCATTCACTCGCTGACGCCACGCACCACGTCGTTCGGTAACCCATTCCTGCCAAGTCTTGCAGCACGTCGGGAAGCCCAAGGCTGATATGTCCCTCGACGTTTTCAGCGAAACAGACACTTGGTCGCATTGCAGCAATTCCGGCTGCGATAAATGGCCAGAGGTGTCTTGGGTCTTC